TACCAATTCTTCCTGGTAATTTGTATAAAAATTTACCAATTTTAAAAAGTCTTCTTACCCACTTAAAGACTTTATATCCAAGAATAGCAACAACCGCAGGAACAAATGCTTTTCCTATCCAATAAAAAATACCATCTAATAGTTTTCTATTATTTTCATCTTGTAACCACTTAAACGCAGTATTTAAAACAATACCAGTTAGTATTAAACTAAAAAACTCTTTAATTCTTTCAAAAATATTTTGAATTGGTGCTGTAACTTTACCAATTATATTATCTAATTTTCCTCCAATTTTTTTAGTTTCTTCTACAGATTTTTCTTTTTCAGCAAATTTTCTTTTTGACTCTGCTGTTTTTATTTTTTTAATTGACTCTTTTTCTTCTGCGATTCGCATCGCAAAATCATAAGATAATTGTTTTTGTATCTCAACTAGAATTCTATTTGTTTCTACTAATGAGTCTGATATTTGTATATTAGATATATCAGTCTTTAATGTCTCTGGACTTATTTTTTGTCTTATAAAACTAAATGTTGTTCTTTTTAATTTTGGAACAGCAGTTGTAACAGAGGTACTACGAAGTACCGAAGAAGATATATTTCTTCTACTTAATTTTGGTACTGATGGTGCTTTGTAGATTTGATTAATGTCCACTCTGCTGTTGTGCCTTTAGGTTTTCCTCTTCAATATATTGTTCAAGTAAAGTAAGGTATACTTCTCTTTCCCAAGGGATCATATTTTCAAGCTCTGTTAATGAATATTTATGATGCTGCATCAAGGCAAAATTAATCTGATAGTATGACTCAAGACTCGTATGAGCCATACTTAACTGAAAAAACTTGCAAGACCCTCAAGAACAACCTCACTTTCAGCATCGGTGTTTGGATTTTTAACTTTAATTGTGTGAGATAATTTTGGCATTGTTGTAAAGAAATTTTCAATTTCTTTAAACTGCTTGGTGTTCATCTGCTCCACAAAATCTTCCAATTCTTTTTTTGAACAATCAGAAGCACTCCAAGACTCTTCTTGATCATAAACCATATCAATACAAGAAATGATCATACTTAAAGATTTATTAACGTCACTTATATCATCATTTGTCTCAAAATTGTTTTCAACAAATTGATCCAATGAAGGATATTTCATTTTCATCGAAAGGGTATCGTCTAGTTTGATAATATTATTATGATCGTTATTTTTTTGAATTTTAATATCATCTATTGCGATTTCTACTTTGACCTGAGTTTCTTGATCATCAGGACAAGTTACATTAACTTCAACAGTTTCTCCAACCGATTTGGCACGAACATTTAAAAATAGATATTCAATATCAAAAGTTGACAGATCTGATACTTTAACTCCTTTCGTAAGGATACAATCGGATAAGATTTGAACAATCGCACTTGTAATCTGCTTCATACTTTCAGATTCAAGTGCTATGATCAAAATCTTTTCTTCTCTAACTAGAAAAGGACGATATCTAATTTTTTTTCCAGTAGAAGGTAAATCCAACTCATAAGTTGGTGTATTAATCTTTGGTAAAGGCATAATGACCTATAGAACTTCAGTTGTGATTATTTATTATGCCAATCCTTCGTTAGGATCTTGTCTTGTTGGAAGAATTAATGTGCCAGGTATTCTAGGATCTTTAAAAGGTTCAGTTGCTGTAAGAGCTTTATTACGAATTTCTTTATCTATTTCTCCAGTAAAATTTCTACTTACAACATAACGATCATAATTAAAAGTAACCGTGACTTTTAGTAAATCTGCAGGACCATAAGAAACTGGAATTGAGGTCAGACCTTTGGGGAAGGCATTGACAAAAGTATATACCAATTCCCTATTATAATCTCGTTCAAATTTTCTTACAGTCATTTTTTGAACTTTATAAAATTCTGGAAAATTAAATCTTCTGTAAATAGTTGTTCCAAGATCAGTTGCTGCAGCAGGTTCTTCATCAGGAATATTACCTCCAGAAATATAATCCATCCACCCCTCAAAAAATCTTAATATATCATACTTAACATCAACATAAAAAGTCATATCCATATCAGTATAAAGACGAGTATGGGCAAATTCCTGCGTTACTCCCATAAAATTATCTTTGACTTCTGCTGTAGCGTAAGAAGTTGTTGGTAATGTCGCTTCAGAGCAAAGAAAACCTAATTTATTTTTAACAAATTCATCAATATTACCTAAATCTGGATAACTAGTCTGAAAATGAGCCTTTAATTTTGGCGAATTAATAGGAATATCAACAAGATAATAATTTGTTTGTGCCAAATTTCCTACCAGATCTTTGATCTGACTCATAGTAATTTTTCTGACAAGAGAATTTGCCACTCTAAATACCTTGTGCGAACCTTACATTATAAAGTATTTAGATGTCGTATAAGGGAAAATACCAACCATCATTCCCCAAAAAATATAAGGGAGATCCAACAAACATCATATACAGATCATTGTGGGAGAGGAAATTTATGGTCTACTGTGATCTCAATGAGAAAGTGTTGGAATGGGGATCAGAAGAAATGTTTGTATGGTACAGATCACCAATAGACAGTAAACCTCATAGATATTTCCCAGATTTTTATATCAAAGTTCAAGAATCTAGTGGTCAAATTAAAAAATATTTGATTGAGATTAAACCAAAAAAGCAAACAACTCCTCCCCCCAAACAACAGAGACAAACTAAAAAGTATCTCTATGAGGCATACGAATATGCCAAAAATCAGGCAAAATGGGAAGCAGCAAAAGAATGGTGTGCTGATCGTGGATATGAATTCAAAGTTCTTACAGAAAACGAATTAGGTATTTAATATGCCTAGAAAGACACTCAAGCAAAGGCAAGAAAGAAACCCGACCGATGATAATGATAATCGGGTACGTTCTGTCATTGATAATGTAATCGGAACTGAAGATCCCAATGATTTAATGCTTGAAATTATGAGTGTGTTACAAGAAAGTGGACGAGTTCCACAGGCAGGTAAGTATTATACATTCGTTTATAATCCAAAGACACCAAATATATCTTACGATCAAAATCCTTTAGTCGCAGTGACTGAAGTTTATAAATGGGGATTTAAAGCCATCAACTTTCACTGGGGTCAATTGAGGCAATATACTTATGATGAAGTTGCTGGACAGTTATATGAAGTTTATCCAGATGAATTGGCAGATTTAAGAGAGGTTCCTTTTGCCAATATCCGTCTAAATAGTTAAAAAATAGCCAAGATGGCAAATTACAGATATCCCTTAGGTAAATTAAACGAAACGTCTGATTTTTTACAGATTAATATTGTAGATTATAAGCAACCCGGCAAATCTACTACAGAGAGAGGTATTAGAGAAATTACGGAAACTGTAAATGATAGAACAATAACAAGGCCAACTGTTGTATCAAAATCATTTGCAATTAGAGATAGAAAAACAAATCCACTCGTTAATACTAATGTAAAAAGTGACTTTGGATCAATTATTTTACCAATACCATCTAATATTCAAGATGGCAATTCTGTAAATTTTGGTCCAGGAAATTTAGATGGATTAACTGCAAGCGTTTTAGATTACGCTTTAAATACTGTTGGTGCTGGAAGCATTAGTAGTTTAAATGATATGGGTAAGTTTATAGAAACAGCTCTTGGACGAGCAGTAGGAGTCATATCTAATCCAGAAGCACTTGCGTATTTTAATAGAAACATTGCGGCAGCTGCAGCAAATATTCCTTTTGGTGGAAATCTCACTGCTTCACAATTATTAGCAAGACAAACTGGAAATATTTTAAATCCAAATATGGAATTATTATTTGAAGGAGTAAATTTAAGATCTTTTAAATTTTCATTTAAGTTAACCCCAAGAGGTCCACAAGAAGCAGCAGAAGTTAAAAATATTATTAGAACGTTGAAGAAAAATATGACTCCACAAATTGATGGAATTTACTTAAATACTCCAAATATTTTTGAACTCACTTATAAAAAAGGTTCAGACAATCATCCATTCTTACATAAGTTTAAACAATGTGCTCTTACGGATATGTCTGTAAATTATACTGGAGAAGGAGTTTATGCAACTTATGGTGGGAGTGTTAAAGATGGTGGTGGAACACCAGTTTCTATGATTATGGATTTGGGATTTAAAGAACTTGAGCCAATTTATTCTGGTGATTATAATGATGGAGTAGGAGGAGTAGGATACTAAAATGGGATACTTCAGAGAACTACCAGACCTCGCATATCAGTCTTTCTTACCTGATAAAAACTCCTCGCAAGATTATGTGATCGTAAAAAATCTTTTCAGGAGAGTCAAACTTCGTGATGACTTATATAATGTCTTTACGATCTTCAACAAATATGAAATCAAAGATGGTGCTCGTCCAGATACTGTTGCCGACGAGATTTATGGGAGTCCCGATCTAGATTGGGTTGTTTTAGTTACTGCCAATATCACAAATGTCAGAGATCAGTGGCCATTATCAGACTATCAAATTTATAATTATGCTGAAAACAAATATGGAAATGATTTGACTAAAATCAGATTCTATGAGACCACAGAAGTCAAAGATTCTTTAAATCGTTTGATTCTTCCAGCAGGTAAGGTTGTCACTCAAAACTTTACGATTCCAAATCCAGCAGATCCTACGGCAACGTTAAATCCCGTAACTGGAATCACTAATTATGAGTATGAGGCTAGAAAGAACGACAAGAAAAGATCAATCTATCTTCTGAAACCAGCATATTTACAACAGTTCTTAAATGATATGAGAGTTGAAATGTTGTATTCGGAATCTTCAGAATACGTAACAGACACTCTCATCAGAACGGAAAATACGAATATAACTTTACCACAATAACTCTAGTTTCTTATCAAAAATCATCACATATCGGTGTTTGCGGGAGCGGTCTTTCCATTCTCCTTCAGCACCTTTAATTTTGCCTCTAGAGTGTTTAGTTCCGTCTGAATAGTAGAAATCTTTCTTTGGGTCTGTGAGTCCGCAATATTTAAAATTACAAGCGCGATAGATTGTACCATTATGGAAATCACTATCAGCGTAAGAGATGATTGCTTTAACTTCAGTATCCTTTCGTAACTGTTTAATCGCTCTTGAAACGAACCAAGAAGTGATATTATGCTCGCCAGATTGTGTGTCTGGGTGGACGCAGAGACGTGAAAGTTCAAAAAGTCCTTCTTGTTCATTTCTTGATAATCCAAATGCTCTTTGTGCGACTTCGGGAACAGGGAGTCCTGTGAACACACAGACTCCCTGAATACCACCAATATTCAATGGGCAAAAGTCATTATTCTTATAAAGACCATAGTTATACCCAGATTTAAAACCTTTAGAAAAGTCCTTAAGATAATGAAACCGCAGAAGTAACTCTGCGGCTTCGGACTTACTTACACGATCAATGGTGTAATCAGACTTCACTCTTCGGCAAGGCGGGCAAAGTAGGACAGGGCATCATCGTCTTCATCTTCCTCAACCGCAGCAGCACGGCGGGTGGGTTGAAGATTGTTGAGTTCAGTACGAAGATCTTCATCAAGATCCTTCACAGGACCACGAGAATAGGTCTCCTCTTCAGCAACTTCTTCATCCACACGGCGGGAACCTTTGGAACCCAGCACATACTCAAGACGCTTCTTCAGTTCATCATAAGTCTTGAACTGGTCGGCAGCAACGAGTTCAGCAAGCGAATACTGCTTTTTCCACACTGCTTCCATTGCGTCATCATCGTCCAGCAGAGGGGCAGCAGCGGCAAACTCACTGGAATCATAGTTACGATAACCAGCAACATTCTTTGCCTTCAGTTTGAAGTTGGCACCTTGCCAGAAGTCAAACGGATCAATCGCTTCCTCATCTTCAAACTCGGGTTGCATCGCAGCAGTCAGTTTGTCAAAGATTTTCTTACCAAACTTAAACAGAAAGACTTTACCCTCGTTAGCAGGATTGGCAGGATCCTTCACCACATAGATGTTAGAAACATATGTCAGTTTACGCTTCTGCTTACGTGCCAGTTCCTTACCAGCATCAGTGCCGTTGTTCCACAGTTCGGAGTTCAGTTCCGACACGGGATCCTTCTGATTCAGAGTAGTCAAAGAGTTCTCAATATACCAACCAGATACTCCCTGAAAGGCGTGTGAATAAATCTTCACAAACGGAAGGTCTTCTCCATTAGGGGCAGGGAGAAAACGAATTACAGCATATCCGTTTCCTGCCTTGTCACACTCTAATTTCCATACACGTTCATCGGAGGAAGAATTGGAAGAATTCATCTTCTCAACTTCCTTAACAAGTTTGGCGGTAAGATTGCCAAGTTTGGACTGCTTTTTAAGGTCGGAAAACGACATTTGGATTACCTCGGATTAATTGGATTCGGGGGATTACTCGGATAGTATAACAGAGATTTCCTCAGCGGTCAATAAACTGCTTGAGGGATTCAATGGTCTTGTTCATACTACTGAATAAC